GCCCTGATGGAAGCCGTAAGCACCAGGTCCTACTCTATCAGTGATGGTATGCTGAAGATGCTCAAGCTGGATAAAAAGGAGCAACAGGACGGCGAGACGGAGGAGGAGGTGGCTACAACTGAAGAAGGTGAGGAGCTCGATGCAATCATCGAAGAGCTCGCTACTGGATTTAGTGCCGTTGATGTCACCGATGTCACTGAAGTTCTACCGATTGATGAGATCGAAGTAGTAGAAAACGAAGTCGAAGAAGTTGAAGAAGAGGTCGAAGTCGAAGAAGAAGTGGTGGCAGAAGAAGCAGAAGTTGAAGTAGAGCCCGAAGAAGTGGTAGTAGAAGTTGAAGAACCAAAACCTGAACCTGTCGTCAAGCGATTGGTTGCTCGTCTTGTTCATCGTCCCGAACCAATATCTGCACCATCCCCCGATAAGATTGCCAGACTGGCTAAAACACAGTTGGATTTAAGACTGGGCAGGGTATAGTTTAACATAGTCGTCCTTGGGCATCGAATGAGGTTCCTCCTTGATCATTCGGTGCCTTTTTATTTGTCTTAAAGGGATTCGACATCTTTTTAGTGTACAATACACCAGAAGCTACCATTGGTACTCTTCATAAGCTGCCCCATTTTTATGGATGCTTGGGAGACGACACTTTGACGCATAAAAAACCCATAATTCAAATTGAGGTAATCTCAAATGAAGCAATACAAACTCTTGAGAGCATGGTCAACGTTTAAGGCAAATGATATTGTCGAACTCGACGAAGAGACCGCAAAGGCTCTCGTACTGGCTGAAGCGGCTGTGGAGCACGACGAAGTCGCTGCTCTTGAAGCCGAGAAGGCTGAAAAGGCTCAGAGCGAAAGCATTTCTGCTGCTGTTGAAAGCGCAGTTGCCAAGGCTATTGAGAATTCGAACAACGATGGCATGCGTCTGCATGTTGAAGTAACCCACGAAGAAGCTGATGATGGCTTCAATGATCTCGGTGAGCAGCTGAAGGCTATCAAGTCTTTGGTCACTGAAGGTACTCGTGACGACCGTCTCGACGGCGTAGCCCGCAAGGCTGCATCCGGTTCGAGCGAACTCGTTGACGCTGATGGTGGTTTCCTCGTTGATCCTGATATTCAGGCTGGTTTGACCGAACGCATCTACGACACCGGCGTACTTCTTAGCCGTACTCGTACTGTTGAAGTCAGTGGTAATGGTCTGGTTTGGAAGGAACTCTCAGACTATGATCGCACGTCCCGTCCTGTCAGTGCATACTGGACTGAAGAAGCTGGTACGAAGACTTCTTCCAAGCCCACGTTCAAGGAACGCCGTATGGCTCTCCGTAAGCTGGCTGGTCTGTACTACGCTACTGATGAATTGCTCGAAGATGCATCCGCTCTTGGCTCAATGGCCGCTGGCTGGTTCACTCGCGAGTTCGGTTTCGAGATCGATTCTGCAATCATGAATGGTAACGGCGCTGGACAGCCTCTTGGCTATCGTAACAGTGACGCTGCTGTGACTGTTGCCAAGGTCGGTTCTCAGACTGCCGATACCGTCAATGCTACTAATGTTACCAACATGTATGCTCGTATGCCCGCTTATTTGCAGGCTGGTGCTGTTTGGCTGATCAACCAGGATGTATTCCCCCAGTTGCCTTTGATGTCAATTGGTGATGCTCCTGTGTTCCTCGGTCCTGGTAATGATATCAAGGCTGCTCCTGGTGGCATGCTTCTTGGACATCCAGTCATGATGAGTGAGCACTGCTCTACTCTTGGTGATCTTGGTGACATCCAGTACGTCAACCTCGGCGAGTACATCCTTATCCGTAAGGGCATGCTCAAGACCGATACCAGCATTCACGTCAAGTTCACTACCGACGAGACTGCTTTCAGGTTTGTTATGAGGCTCAATGGTCAGCCACTGCCTTCTGACAAAATCACTCCGGCGAAGGGTACGAAGTATCAGTCTCCGTTCATCCAGCTCGCAGAAAGAGCATAATAGGAGGATACTACAATGCGTATTTCTGAAAATATGTCAGTCGCAAGTGCAGTAATTCCTGCAGTCCATACGACCGTTGCTATCGCTAGTGACATCGTATCCATGAAGCAGTACGGTGCTCTGACCGCTATCATCCAAGTTGGTGATATTGGTTCGGGCGCAACAGCAATGGACGTCACTGTTTCTCAGTGCACTGCCGTAGCTGGTACCGCAGCCAAGTCCCTTGGCATTGACTATGTCTATGTCGGATCCTCGACTGACGACACGTTGCTGAAGACGACTGTTACGAGCGATACGTTCGAAGCAGCTGAACTCGGGACATATGTCATTGAAATCAGTGATCAAGAGCTTGACGTTGCAAACGGCTTCGACTGCGTTCGCGTCAATATCTCTGCTCCTGGTTCCCAGGGCGCTGCAGTTAGTGTTATTCTTCTGTCCTCAGAAGCCCGCACGACTGTAAAGACTGCTCTTACTGACTAGTCAGTGAGTAGTTACAACTGAATAGCAATATTTACGGACTCTCTACTTAGGTGGGGAGTCCGTTTTCATTTGCAGGACTCTATCTGCATAAAACAGTATAATACCTAAGAACTCAATTTATGGAGATTACTCATGGCACTGACTACAGTCGCACGAATCGAAGTCTATCTCGGACTTGAACTTAGCTCCACCCAAACAGTTGAGATGGAGTTGATTATTGCTTCGGTTCAACAGATGATGGAGTCATATTGCAACAGGTCATTCGATCAGGCTGACTATTATCACCAGCGTCTTGGTACCGGTGATCGTGAGATCGTCATCAACAATACCCCGATCACATCCATTAAATGGGCAGGTGCGGGTATGGATGAGATGCTGTCAATTACCTATTCTGGTACGAAGGCAGCGTCCATTGAGATTGAAGACCAGGAGTTGAGACTATCCGAGAACCTTACCACAACCACTATCGATCTTGCTGATTCGAGTATTGATGACATCGATGATCTCGTTACGGCTATCGATCTTCTCACCGGTTGGAGTGCTACGGCAGTAACAGCATATGGTTCATACCCTGCACTCATACTGAATCCAATTGTCAAGTGTCCTGTTGATTCGACTACCAACTTCGGTGTCGGCATCTCGGGCTCTGCATCCCAATTAAAGCTGTTTCGCGAACGTGAAGGTCTATACGTGGCAGATAGTCCAGTTGGCAATGGTTATCCCTACACGGTCATCTATGAAGGTGGATATGAGACAATCCCGGCATCACTTGCCCAGCTTGCCACAGAAATGTGTGCTGCGGTCTGGCGCATCTATGTTCTTCATGGTGGTGGAGTACTTCAAGCCGAAAAGATTGGCGACTTTTCGTACCGTCTCAATGATATTGTCGGTGATGATGGTTCAGTATCGATTATCAACGTATTCAAGACCAGGCTTGACCAGTTCGCAAGGATCGAAATCTAGCAATCATAAACAGGAGTGGTTATGAAAGCAGAGGTATGTCCAGATAGATTTAGTGGCAAGCGTGTATTCATCATCGGTGGTGGACCATCAATCCGAGGACTCGATCTCGAACACGATCTCCATGATAAAATTGTCATTGGTGTGAATGATGCATATAATATGAGCTGTACCGACATATGCTGTTTTGGTGATACGTCCTGGTACAAGATGCATGCCGAGAACCTCAAGAACTGGGATGGTGAGGTCTGGTCAAACAATACCAACACCCTGGGTATCGATCGAGTGAAGAATCTTCGCAAGTCATCTTCAAAACTCTCTACAGATCCTGACAAGTGTGCATGGTTTGGCAACTCGGGTTATCTGGCAATCAATTTTGCACTTCTTGGTCATCCAGATGAGATTGTGCTTCTCGGTTATGATATGGACATGATAGAAAACCGTGCAAACTGGCATGATGACAACCGATCTCATCCACATATGGGGACATATGACAGCTTTCTCGGTCACGAAACCAACATATCAGGACAGATAAAACACCTTTACCCTGATGTATCAATTGTCAATGCCAATCCGGTATCTCGTTTATCAGTATTCGAGAAGGTGAATCCAGAGGATTTCGGCATCAACATACCAGAAAATCATATCTATAGGAGTGGATCATGAAGACTGCAGTAGTGTGTGTGTACAAATCGGGAGGGGATTACGACGAACATGCCCTCGAATACGTAAATAGGCTTTATTACAGTGTTTCTGAGAATATGACCACACCATATGACTTTCATGTCATAACCGATATGCCCGGGCTATTCTATGGTATCATCGAATATGGTATAATCCCAATGATCTCAGATCTTCAGAAGTGGCATTCAAAGTTTGAGATATTCAGACAGGATCTATGGGAGAGTTACGACCGGGTGCTTTACCTCGACATCGACTCTGCTGCTGTGGGCAATATTGATGATCTCGCCACAGCCGACGTCGACTTTGCCCTATTGAGCGATATCTATCATAGGGACAGAGCAGCATCCGGAGTTATTCTTTACACTCCCCATCCAAAGTATCAAGCCCTATTCGATCGAATGGATGCCCATCCACCGAAACCGCGAATGTGGGACATTTATCCCATGCTGGATATGCTTGCTGATTTGGGAGTTGAACCAGAACGGCTTGATAGATTCAAGATCTACAGTTGGAAACTGGATTTGTTTCAAGCCAAAACAGAATGTCTCAAACCAATGCCGGCTGACTCACAGATAATCGTATGGCATGGTCGTCCACGACCACACGACGTCAATTGGCTCCTGCCTGATAAGCAGGTTAAAACAACCCAAAACGAGTAAGAGGACTATTATGAGTCTAGCATCAATGCAAACAGATACCATCGTTTATTGGGAGCCAGGAGCACCTGATGGATTTGGTAAATATTCATTCGCAACACCGGTAGAACTGAAATGTCGTTTTCAGTCCTCGACCGAGAGGTTTGTTGATTCGAGTGGTGTGGAGTTTATATCAACAGCGATTGTCTATCCCCAACAGGATCTATCACTTCACGGTTGGATCTACAAGGGTACCCTGGCATCGATCAGTTCACAGGCAGACCCACAGAAGGTTGACTTGGCATACATGATACGTGCCAAGCTTCACAGTGCCAATCCCAGCGGCGCCATTCAGGTCTACAAAATCATCTTGGGAGGCTAATCATGTCTAATCCAGTATCAGTCGACATCAAGGATAAACTCGTTGCTTCAGGGCTTGGTACATTTGCAGCCACCACTGGTTGGGCGATTTACGTTGGTTCACGTCCAGAGGCACCTGATGACGTCATCTCGATCTATGACACCCAGGGTACCAATATGAATCCCCTGGCTAAAGGTGTTGAGATCGGCAAGTATACATTTCAGATCCAGGTAAGGGCAGGCAGCTATGTCAATGCACATGACAAGATTGAAGCAATCGAGGCTGTTCTCGATCGTTTGAAGCTTACTGTCGGCAGCACCTACTATTCTGCAATCAATCGTGTGAAGCTAATAGCATTCTCCGGTTATGACGCAGACAACAGGGCGATATGGGTGCAGGACTATACTGCCATTCGTCAAATCGATACCCCATAATGCGCTGGCATCCACAAAAAACACACAAGAGAATTGTCGTTGTTTGTGATACTGATGGTATCGAAGACTTCAAGTTCAACGGGCTTCCAACCATTGGTGTCGGCAATGTCGTCCCCGGACTCTCGTCCTATGTTGTCGACAGTATGGATGGGATGAAGAAGAGCGATGTCGTCTACACAATCGATCCAGATATCAATATCCCGGGTATCAGACACGTACCATTTACCAAAGGCATGGATCTTCAGTGTGCTGCAATTGCGATAGCTTCGCATATGTCCGATGAAGTAATCGTAGTCGGTGGTGAGTTCGAGGGATCACCTGGTGTCATAAACGCAAATCCTGATCACTGTGGTTGTCACCCAGCGGCATATGGTATAGAAGTACCAGATCACCGTTATTCATTTGTGGTATCGGCAGTAACACAGGGTTGGCATTCGGTTTCAAGGTTCTGTGAAGGACGCAGGGTATTTATCATTGGTGGTGGACCATCACTCAACGATCTCAACCTCGACCTTCTCAAGGACGAATATGTTATCGGTGTGAATGACGCCTATAAGCTCGATGTATGCGACTGTGTCTACTTCGGTGACTGGCAATGGGGTAAACACCACTTCGACGCTCTATTGGGCTATGACAGGCAAATTTGGACTACTGCAGACGTAAACCATCCCAACATCAAGCGTGTAATGCCATGCGGTCGAAGGTTTTCTGTTGATAATTCGCAAATAAGTGTAAACAACAACTCTGGTTTTGGTGCTGTCAATCTTGCTACTCTTGCCGGAGCGTCCGAGATTATTCTTCTCGGCTTTGATATGCAACGTCGTGGTCACGAAACGAACTGGCATGACGACAATTTAAGGCGTGTTGATCCCTTCATGTATAATGCATACATCAAGGTATCAGCCCAACTGGTCAAGGATGTTTCCCGTGCTCATCCAGGACTACAAATCATAAACGCAAATCCAGAATCAAAGCTACAGGCGTTTATCAAAAAGCACCCGAACGACATAATTGAGGGACTGATGAAATGAGAAAGAGAAGCATTGAAAGATTTTGGGAGGGCGAGACCGTCTCCATCATATGCAAGGGTCGTGAGGCTCTTGAGGGTACCAACACTGTTGGTTGGAACGGCGATGATGCCGATATGGTTTGGGTAACCCGTCCATATGAACTCGAAGAGGATTCGTTCGCAGTCAGGGTAACCACACTGAATGGACATCGTGACTGGATCACGTTGCGCATTGGATGCAAGTGTCAGGAGTACAATCTGGCTAATCCGAGACTCATTCATTGTCATGCATTTCCAGAACAGGCATGTGTTGAACTGGCTATAAAGGCAGGTGCCTCAACAATATTTATGATCGATCCTCCAGACGCCGTTGTCGAGATGGCAAAAAAAGCAGGGATTACCCTGCAAGTAGAAGAAATAGAGAAAAGTCCAGAACAACCCAAATCGGAGTAGTAAATCATGGCTAAAGTAGTCGCAGGGACGGATCTAACCCTTACAATTGGATCATTGCAGCCGTGCTACGTTAGCCTCGGCGGCGTCGGTTTCACAGAGCGTAGTCCTATCGACACGACCTGCTTGAACAATGTTGAATTTATTACGAAGTCACCACAGAAGTTGAAAGAGCTTGCTGATATAGCATTTACTGCTTTCTGGCTTGTTGGCAGTGACGCAACGTATGATGACATCGAAGAAGAAGTCAATACAAACCAGGCACTGACCCTTACGATCGCCAATGTTGGCACAATCGTATTCTGGGGTTACCTGGCATCATTCGATGCTGGCGAAGCTGGTGTGGACGCAGCGGTTCAGGGTAGTGGCAGCATTGTCATCACCAATACCAATGCATCCGATGTAGAGACCGGACCTGTTTTCTCAGCTGCATAAGTATAGCAAGTAACATAGGAGTGGATACATATGAGTAATGTTCTGAAGGATAGGCTTGCGTCCTGCACGCGAAGCGAGACGGTTGTATTGAGTACTCTTGATGACCTTGAAGTTGAGATCAAGAAACAGACGGTTGGTGATGCAAAGAGACTTGCAAAGATCAACCAGAAGGATCCTCTCAAGGTAGCAATGCATATTCTGACCAACTTCGTTTTCGTCGATGGCGAACCGATTGTTGGACCGAATGATGAAGAGACCGTGGGTCAGTTGACGGCTGAGATGATTGAAGAAATCTCAACCAAGTTTGCTGAAGTGAACGGTCAGGACATCGAAGAACTCAAAAAAAAAGCAACGAGCTAGATTGGTTAATGGACTTGGCGTGGGGTCTCGGGACCCCACTCTATATCCTAATCGATGAGATGCCCCTGGAAGAGCTTTCTTTGTGGCAATACTGGTTGTCCAAGGAGCCCCGTACATATAGACGAGGTGATTGGCAGGCAGCTTCAATTGCACAGTGTGTAAATGCTGTTGGACAATCCTTCTCCAAGTCTCCGAAGAAGATTCAGCTGGACAAGTTCCTTCTCGACTTTACTCAGAAATCCCCAGAAGAAAACGCAGCGGCAAATCTAAGCAAGGTCAAGGCTCTGTTCCCGGGCTTGATACCAGAAGAGGATACCGGTGCCGAAACTGGGTAATTGATAGGGTAAACAAACGGAGATTTTGATATGGCAGACGCACCATCAGAAGATTATATAGCGGGACTCAATTACGGTGCTGAGATGAGTACAAAGATGAGTGCCGTCCAAGCCACGATAGATAATATGACCCAATCATCAGAAAGTCTGGGTCAATCAATAAAAGACACCGGCGATAATGCTGTCAATACACTTGCCAAGTTTGCTTCTTTTGCTGCCGTTCTTGTCGGTGTAAAAAGGAAGATCGACAATGCCCGTAAGGCATTGACTTCCTTTATGAAGGAATCATCCAAACTGGCTGTTCAACTTCAAGAACAGACCAATCGTCTTGAATCAGTATTCGAGACTGACAAGTCGGCACAACGATTTGCCAATGTCATGGTTACACAGGTTGCCGCTTCATTCAGGCTATCTCGACTTGAGGCTACCACACTTGTTGCTGAAATGGGTGATCTCGGTCAGTCGATGCAGTTCACTGAACTCTCAGCATTGAAATTCTCCGGTGCTCTTATTGCCCTTGGTGGTGATCTTACCAGTTTTCAGAACAGAAGCGAGAGCATACAGGAGACCACACAGAAGCTTGCCCGTGGTGTGTTTGGTATGACTCGTAATCTTCGTGATCTTCAGATTACCGCACGTAAGACTGATACCAGATTCTTGGCTCTTGAGAAGGCATTCAGGGGTGGCACAATTCAGATGAAGAACATGAATGTTGTTCTCGAGCGTTCTGGTGAAAAGCACAAAAAACTATTCAAGACACTTTTCCTTGCCGAAAAACTGACTGAACAGCAAGCCGAGGCAATGGCATTGCTGGTAATGGCATATGAACAATCAAAGCCTGCCATAAATGATTTTTCAGAAACATCTGCCAGTGCTGCCAATCAAATGCGTATCATGGAGTCTGCCATTGAAGACTTCAAATTGAGCCTGGGTGGTGTGATCAAGGATGTTATTAAGCTTGACAAGGTTCTTGCCGCTGTCAATGCAATCATAATTGGTCTTACCAATGTTTGGAAGAGCATGTCCAACGGTGCAAAAGCATCTATTGTGATTTTCTCACTATTTGTTGCAACTGTAGCTACACTGGTTGTTGCTGCTCTTGGAGCTTTTGTGGCAATTGTCGGTATTGGCGTCGCTGTCGCTGTATTGGGATCAGCCCTATTGCCAATAGTTGCCGTTCTTGCCGCAATCGTACTATATGGTACTTTGGCGATCATAGGTATCGCTATGACATTGGCTACTGTTCTTAACCTACTTGGTGAGGGCGAGGGTACACTGAATAGAATAGCAAGTGGATTCGAAAGAGTTGTAAACTGGATATTGATGGGTATTGGATTCATCAATAATTTCAGTGAGAACATAGAGACTGCGCTTAGTATAGCAATAGTCAATGTGGAAGCTCTCGGAGTCGCCTTTGAAACCGTCTTCACAAACATATTCATTTTGATACAAAACCTTGTCACCCTGTTCATCAATATGCCAAGGGCAATAAAGGCAGGAATGCTTGGTGGCTCAAGGGCAATGGGAATGGAGCTTAAAAAGGGCTTGTTGCCATATGTGGATATCATGGATGAGATGGCTAAGAAAATGGCTAAAATCGATGATTTGAAGTTCAATCTTGATGTGAATGGAGCACCACTGACACTTAAGAGGATGCTCGATAGTCTTGGAGCAATGAAATCCGATGTAAATATAAAGCCAGGGAGTCTGCCCGATTTGGCGGCGGCAACACTCGAAGGCAGTGTCCAGGCAGCTACCATCATCAACTCACAGGGTCAGAACGATGTAGCCGCACAAAACCTGGCTGCAAATGAACGTACAGCCAATGCCGCAGAAAAGAAAAATAGAAACAAGGGTGGCGGCGGCGCCGCACCTGGACTATAGGAGTAGGACATGGGTTACACAAGACAAATTTTTGGTAGAAAATACAGTGTCGATACCGGCTCACTAAGTGCGACCAGAATCTTTCAGGTCAAGCTCGATGCCGAGATAGATGATATCGATGCGGTGGCTGGTGCATCCGGTGTTGCCCAAATGGGTGAAGAATACAACAGTATCCTCCCACAACTTGTCGTTGTTGATCAGGAAGTATCCGAAGTAGCTCTCGAAAAGGATCTTTATCAGGTCAAGTGCCAGTATGGTACCGATGTCACCCAGCAGGGTTGGGTTGCCAAGATCAAGTCACAGAAAAAGAACGTTGTCCCCAAGGGTACGAGGACTCCATACAGTGCCAAGCCAGCTGCCAAATACACTGGTGGCAGATATATCGGTCCAGCCGGGCTCGGTGGTGATGAATCAGAGTCAAACTATCCTGCCATAAACCGTGCCACGGATCCATTTACACATGCCCCGGTCGTCCCTGAATATCCCATGGTTATCACATATACAAGAACCGTCGAACTTGTCAGTGATATCCACTCGACCTTTCTTATCATTCAGGATTTGACCGACTATCTGGGTGCAATGAACAGTGATGACATCGTGACAGCCGGTATCTTTGTCTATGGATGGGAACTGATAGTCGATTCAATCACCATTGATCCAATCATCCAGGCTGATGGTACTGCAAATCTATTTATTACGATGACTGTAATCTATGATCCGGATGGACATGCGAGTCCAGTATTGAATGCTGGTTATCGTCATCTTGTCGGACCAACTGGTGCGAGAGTGCTTACCGAGGTGAGACAGAAGGGTGGACAGGGCTCAAAGGTTGCCAGTCTATTGGATGCCAATGGTGTTGCCATCAAGGCTGAGGATCTTCCCACTGGTGGTACCGGTGCAGATGGACCACCATACTTCATCGTCTTCCCATTCAGAGCCACAAAGGTATTTGCCTATCTCGATCTACCAACCTATTTGATCTAAGGGGTAAACCATGTCAGATGAACAACTCTACGGACTGAATATCGATCAGGTAAATCGCATCAGGGAGTCGATCGAACTTACCGACCAGCTCGATCCAGCAACCGGTACCTATGGTATTGGCTATGGTGACGGCATGGATATGTTTGCCTACATCGACTCACAGGAGTCTGATACCCAATACACAGCTCATCAGGTAATTTCAAGTGGTACTGCATTCATTGAAATGGAGAAAATGGATGCTATTCAATGGGGTGATGGCAAGCCAGCTGGATGGTTGAATGGTATAGCCACCTCTGCACTCGCAGAAGGTACGATTGTACGTGTTTATCCAGATGCAGACAGCAATGCCAATCTCCAGTGGTTCTTCAATGTCAACGGCTCTTCGATTGTTACCCATCCATGGATGGCAGCTGATACCGGTTCATCCGATATGGCAACGATCAAGGTTGCGTGGCTGTATCCACAATTCCACGACAGCGTAACCATATTCGATGAATTGACGAACACACAGGATGAGATTCTGGCAGTATCTGCACCAAGTGCATATGAAATCGATGTTTCTACTGTTGTCGGTGATGGTATTGTATATGTCAAGGTAATTTATAACGGCAGCTACGGTTGGGTAATCGAGGATGAGACTACAACTCCACTCAATACCATTGCTGTTGCCTCATGGCCACCCAACAATGCGGCTGAGAATATCGATGTTTTCTACTTTCCCATCTGTAGATATACCGACCAGGGCACATCCGACTTCAAGGTAAGCCAGCTGGCATTCGAGAATCCCACTTTCAATGTCAGAAAGTTCATGCAACCGTTCAAGGGTCGTGTCAAGGATACATCTGCACTCAATCAAATCGAGATTGGGTATATGCGAACACATGGATCATACGGATTGGTAGATACAATCGGTATTATGGACGAGGAAGGAGTCTTCAATACGATTGCCGACAGTGGTGTAAATACATCACCTGTACTGACAGGATCGGGCTATCTATGGTATGAGCTCCAACAGAATACCAGTGGCGTATGGTCGCTTCGTGACAACTCGGGCACTCCCATCTTCAATGGCGCCGCATTTCCACCATCTGAGGACTTTGCAGCATTGTATCTTCTACTCGGTCGATATGAA